GGCGATGCGGTAGTAGGTGCGCTCGCCCCAAGCCATCAGCTCCAGCACCTCGCGGCGGCGAACCAGCTCAGGGAGCTTCTCCAGCGCCTTGAGCCGTTCCTGCTTTAACCGCTCGCATTCGCTCTTGGAAACTATCGCGGACTTCCAATGAGTGGGAGAGGCGGCCTGCTTCGTAGTGGCGGACATGATCGGGGAGTCCTGCGTTGGAGACATCGAGGGTGCAAGAGTCTACCTCCTGTTGAAGCATGGCCATGACGGCCTTCCAGACGGGATAGTTCTCGTTGATCGCCCCCAGGGCCTCGTTGATTTCAGCGTTGTTCATCGGGAATGAGCCTGATGGCAAGAGCGGGCTCCACCACACGGGTTAAAAAGGACACGTCGTCCCTGACCAGAACAGGGCTCTGACGCCCCTTGGGCGGAACGGCGCTGTAGGTGCGCTGCTTGGGTGGAACGGTGGCCAGAACCCGGGTGTCCTCGTAGGTTTCCGGGTAACACTCTACCCAGCGAGAGGCCCACGGCTTAAGGTGGGGTTGGGCGGAATCCGCGCTGACGATGTTACCTGTTCTCATACGTGCTTCCACGTTTTTCCATTAACGGCAGCGCCGATTGACGCTTTTGACATCCCGACGGCTCTGGACAACATGCGGATGCTTACTATTCCATCCGCGTAAAGACGCCTCATGATAATGACGGATTTTTCGGATAACTTTGCCAAATTATGCCGAGAGCCTTTGAGTGTCCTGCCCTTATTTTTGGCATCCAGCATATTGTCTTTTCCGCTACCAAGAAACAAATGGTCAGGGTTTACGCACATGCCAACATCGCAACGGTGGCAGACAAGCATTCCATTTGGAATCTCTCCATGATGAAGCAGGTAGCTTAACCTGTGAGCGCCCATTTGCTTTCCATTAAGGCGGGCACCCAATCCGTATCTATACAATTCTGGATTTTTGGAATTCCAAATCCAGCACCCGCTTAAATTTGGAGTGTATCGCTTACTGAAGTTTTTCTTCCAAAAATTGAGATCGTTCAACTTTCTTCCAGTTTTCATATTATCCAGTAACCGTGCCCGGCGTCGCTTGGTTGACGCCTATCCTGCCCGTGACCTTGTTCTGCTGCTGCATGGCACCCATGCGGGCGTTCTCGGCGTATTTCTTGACCAAGGCGTCAAAGAGCGGGTCCACCTGCTGTTGCTGCTGACCCTGCTGCATTTGCATCGGACCCTGTGGCTGGATGCCGACAAGCTGTAATGTCTCCGGGGAAAGGCGGGCGACGTAACGCTGGTTGGCTCCGATAATCTGGGAGAGATACTGCATGCGCGACTGGGCGCTGGGGTCTTTGGCGGCGTCGGTGTAAGTGGCCTCATTGCCGTCGCTCATGGCCACCACGTCGGCCTTCACCTTGTCAAAGAGCTGCTGGGAGGCCGGACCCTGGTCCATGACGAGCAGCTTGGCCATGACCGGATCGATCATACGCGCCTTCATCTGGATGAGGGCAGCCTGGTTCATGACCCCGGGGGAATCCTCCAGCTTCAACTGCGAGAAGGCGGCGAGCTTCTTCTCCATCATGTCCGGATTCAACTGCGCGACATCGAAATGGAAGATGAAGTCCAGCTTCTCGGACTGCTCGCCCGGGCTCTCGTCGCCCGTGACCTTCTGGAACATCTCAGGCTCCATCTTCTGCCACAAGCAAAAGGCCCGCTTGAGGGCATTGCCCCAGACGGAGAGGAACCGACGCACCTTGGGCTCGGTGAGCATGGAGGAGAGCTGCGGTGGAACGTCCTCCCGCACCCGGCCAAAGTAGTGGTCAACTCCGGAGCGCAGAGTGGTCAGGTATTGGGCGGCAAAGGCTCCGCCGCCCTCGGGCACCTCCAAGAGGCGCGGCTCACGGCCTGGGGTGACCATGTTTTCGGCGGCAGGGGCGAACCTGTAGCGGGTGGCCATAGTGCCCTTGTAAACGTTCAGGGGAGGAATAGTGGAGATCGAGATGAGGTCCATGACCGAATCCCGAATGACCTTCTCCTCCCTCTGGGAGGTCTGGAGAATCTCCGGAATGCCACGGGAGGCCATGACCTGACGATCCAGGCTCTCGCGCCGATGGATGTCCAGCGGGTATTCGTCAATGGACGGACTGTCAATCATCCCACTCTTGCCGACAAGGAAGGCATCCCCGCCGTCCTGGCCGCTGGTGATATTGGCTGAAAAGCTCGTGCAATACACTGCCGCAATGCCGTCGTCATCAACCGCCCGGTGGTAGGCGTAGATGATCTCGATGAGGTTGTTCTTCTGCTGGGCAAAGGTCCAATCGGAGACAGGGTTGACGACCGACTTGTTCTGGAAGTTCCAGACGCTTAAGCGCCCCTTGGTCTTAATGGCTTCCTCAACGAACTCCTCATCCCACCCTTCCGAAAGAACAGCCGCACGAAGGTCCGCTTCGGTAAGAAACTGGCGGATGAAAACGCAACGGGCGCTTTGAATGTCAGTGGTATCCGTTGGGAAGATGATATCGCGCCACGGCTTGAGGGCTGTGATGGAAGGCTTGTTGCGACAAACGTAGGGAATCGGAATCTCGGCCCGTCCCTCCTTGCGCAACTCACGCACAATCTTGCGGGCTTTGCCGCTGGAGAGATCGGGAATCTCTGTCTCGTCCAATCCCGACGGAAGCTGTGCGTTGACATAGGTTCTATAGAGGAGCTTGGTGGTGGCGATGGCGATGTCTTCGTGGGCAGGGTCGGCGATGACGATAGGGAACATGGCGAGGTTTCGCTGAATGTCTCCGTCTTCGCCTTCGGGAATTGGTTGATTCTGGAGGCCGTCGGCAATCTGAGCCATCTCCTGCATGTCGATGGTTCGCCAGCGGTAGCTGATAAGGCGGTCCCAGGAGGTGTGGAGAGCGCACCAGCCATACCAATCCTCGTATTGAGCAGCCAGTTCCACCTCCATCTGAAGCTGCTGGCGCATGGAGGAATCACGCATCCACTCCATGAAGCGGGTGGAGCTGGAGGCGGGACCCAAGTCGGAAGGCTCCACGCCCTCAACGCGAACGTCGGACTTCCAGAAGGCTCCAACCTTGATAGCGACGCTCTCGTTGATAACCTCATCGGCCTGGTAGCAGCGGACATCGGAAGCGCCGTTCCACGGGAAGGCGGGGGTGCCGTTGCCCAGGTTGGTGTCCCACTTCTTGCCGTCGTCGGATTGGCCATCCCACTTGGCCAGGCGAATGTCCTCGGCATCGGACTGCTTTTCCCAGAAGTTGGAGCCTACGCCTGCGGCCCGGAACTCGGTGAGAAGGAATTTAAGGCCGTCCGTTGTGGTGGCGGTGGCTAAAGAGCCGGAGGAGTCGTCGGGCATGGGTTACCATTGACCTTTCTTGCGCGGAAGCTTGCCGACGATGGTGGGAAGGTCGTCGCCGGGATAGTGCTTGGCCCTGGCAATCATGCCGGGAAGGAAGTTCAAGTTTGACTTCACGCGCACACGAAACTGGGGATTGTCCGGCAAATTTGCAAGCGCGGTCCTGACCGCCTCCATGACGCGGGTGTTGGGCCAAACTCGCGTAATTTGAACCTCAAACTCAGGGGCCACACCAACCTCCACCGGAATGTCGGCGGGAAGGAACCAGTGGAGGACGGTCTTGGCGGCTTCCGCAGTGTAGCAGACCTTGCCGTTGACCTTCTCCCACTCCACGCCACGGGTCAGCTCCTTGAGGCGGCGGTCGCCAATGATCTCCCGGGGGATGCCGAGTTGCTTGGAGAGCAATTTCTCTTCGACAGAATATTTGAGTTCGTCGGGGTTAACCATGGAGCCTCACTTTGTTGCACACGTAATTGGATATTGTTCCCTGTTGAATGCCGAACATCTTTTCCATCTCGGTTTGCTTAACGCCATCAGCCCAGAGCCTCCTAATCTCACAAATTACATCCCACGGAATTTTGTAATTACCGCTGTTCTCGCCTGATGCGCTCCTTCCTTTTGCGTGGCGGTCCAACGAGTTGTCTGACTTTGTCCCTAAAAACAAATGCGAGGGATTAACGCAGGAGCGGCAATCGCACTTGTGGCAAACGCAAAGCCCCGGTGGTATTTCACCCCGCAGCATCTCCCAAGCGAACCTGTGGGCGTACTTTTGTTTTTTCCAGTGCGCCACCCTGCCATATCCACTGGGCGTTATTTGTCCGGTCCATTGCCAGCAATCTGCGTCCGTTATTCCATGAAACAAGTTCACCCTTTTAGCCATTTCAGACCACTCTTTCATTAGTAACTTCCCCCCTCTCTTAGCGGCCTCTCCATAAACGAAGCGTCATCTATCCCAACCATTGCCGCATAGCGCAAGAGGTCGATAAAGTCCTTGCTCGCCCCCTTGTCGCCCTCTTTGCCGGTCCATATCCGCATGCAATCAATTAAATTTGTGCACTTGTCGCTGATGTAGAGGGAGGGCTGGTTCAAGAGGCTGATGGGCTTGTCGATGTCGTAGGCCAGCCACTCATTGATCATGTTCACGCCTTCCGTGATGTGCCACTGGTTGGCCGTATACGTGACCGGCTCGATGAGCATCGACGGCGCTTGGTCGGTTTGCGCTTCGAGGAGCTGGAAGATTGAAGTGGCCCCGTCATCCACCAGGGCCGTTGACGCGCCCGAACGAGGGTCACCGTAGCGAGAGAACACAACCTCCGGCTGAGTTCCCGGAGGTCCGCCATGTCCTTCGGCGTCCAGGATGACCCGTTTGTACTGAGAGATTCCAAAGCCGCAAGGGTGTTGCGCAGGTCCAGGATAGCCATCGGGACGGTCAGAGCGCATGACCCATTCACCATAGGTGTCGGCGTCGGGCCATTCGCGGTAGACGTAGATGAGGCGCTTGTCGGCGACACGTACCACTCGTAGCCAAAGCATGGCCCAGGGCTTTTCCCACGAGAAATCGACGATGTGGTAGTTGGTGCCTTTCTGCGGGATCTTTTCATGGGGAACGATGTTGTGGTTGCCGAACCTCGGAAACTTAGTGTGGCTGGCTCCACTGGTCACGCCATAAAGGCGGCATAGCACCTGGGACGTGCCCTTGTCCTTCCACTCCTGCACCAAGTCCTCGTATGGGACGTAGGGATTGTTCTTGGAGTGGAAAAACATGACGTGGCGCGAGGAGTTCATGCACTGCATCTTGTAGGGCAGCGTCCCCGGCTCCGCCCCCGCCCATAGCTGCTGCTCGGGGAAAAACTCGCACTTGGCCCACTCCAGCACCCTGGCTCCAGTCAAATACTCAGCGACCGTGTTGGTGTAGCCCTTGATGGGCGTCTGGGTGACGATGCCGCGCCCCTTCCGGTCGATGACACGGGAGCGCAGGGTGATAATCCAGTCGGCGGGAATAAGCTCATCGGCCCACCACAGGTCAATCTGGCCGCCCTCGATGACATCTGAGTCCTGGGCGTAGTTCATGAAGCGGCACTCGGAGCCATTGGGGGCGACGAACACCTTTTGAGAGAACCCGCCCTTCTGCGTGTAGGAGACGTTGGCCACCTTGCCGCGCTTCAGGTTCTTCCACTGCGGCGGGAGGTATTGCCAAATGAGGCGCTGGGCATCGCGGACGCTGGTCTCAAAGGAAGTGGAGAAGACCCAGACGTAGGCCCCGGGGCGCGTCATGAGCGTCTGGACGGTGCGCTTGGCGGCGTAGGTGGATTTGCTGGAGTTGTGATGCAGCGCCCCGGCGCAAAAGTAGTTGCCGTGTTTTGGGACAGTGAAATCCCAAACTGTCTTTGGCGTTTTACCAGCCGTTATCTTAAGCACTCTCAGGTTTCCAAGTCCAAAAACAGGATCTCCGAACCTTAGCTTTTCAACATACCGCCACCCCTCGCTAGTCCTTTCTCCCCAAGTGCCCCTGTGATCCGGGTCGTAGCCATAAACACGATGACCACCCGACGCTGTGAATTGCTGCCCGTTATTAAGAGACACCGCATACAGTATCTCCTTCGGCTTTTTGAACGGCTCCTCCGCCTCCGCCACCACCACGCGCCTGCCATCCCACGCCAAAACATGGTGCTTGCCCCTGATGGAATCCACCCTTCGGCTGATTTTGGCCACCGGGTCGTAAATCTCCGTCTCCCCGCCAAGGCACCTGTTCCCCCCAAGGATAAGCAGCTCCCGCCCCTTGGCCCACAGCTCATCGGCCTCCAGCCACATCGGGAAATCGAAACCGTTGAAGATGGGCTGCGTCTTTTCGAGGATGATGCCCTCGGCCCGCTGGAGCAGCATGCCCATGACGTAGGCGTCACCATAGCCGCATTCGATGAAGTCGATCATGCGCTGGGCTGTGACCATCGGATAGATGGGATGAGGGGCCTGCGGATGCTGATCGCACACCCGCTGCCAACCCTCCGGAGTCTTGAGCATCGCCAGCAGCTTCGACTCCTTTGGATCGTGATACTTTCTCAGGTTGGGCACTGGGGCTTTTGTAGGGAATGACGCTTTAACGCACAACGCAAATCGCTCTCACCAAGCAGCTTTGAGACAATCGGTGTTAACGTGTCGTTTTTCGTTGCCGGGCTGGGGCAGATAGCTACGGTGAGCCGCAACATGATTCCACTGCTGCTTGCCGCTGGTGGACTGTCCATTAGCGCGTTCCTAATCATCATCGCCCTCATCAACAACGGAAAGAACACACCATGCCAATCATCGTCAAAGAACAAGGCGGAGAGTCCCAACCCATCCCACCAGGCACCCATCTTGCCATTTGCTACCGTATCGCCGACATGGGTACGGAACATGACAAAATGTACGACAAAGAAATCCGGAAGCTCGTCATCTCGTGGGAGCTTCCTCATGAAGTAACGACCTTCGATGGAGTTAAGAAGCCCATGGGCATCAGCAAGACCTACAGCGCCTCCCTGGGCGCAAAGGCCAACCTGAGGAAGGATCTGGAGAGCTGGCGCGGGAAGGCGTTCACCGCTGAAGAACTGGCCGGGTTTGAGCTGAAGAAGATCCTGGGTCGGCCCTGCATGCTCTCGGTGGTGGAAAGCCCCGGAGGCAAAACCAAGGTCGGCGGGGTTATGGCTGCCCCCAAGGGCACCCCGGCCATGGAGCCCTTCAACCCGGTGGTGGAATACAGCCAGGCCGATGGGCGCAATGAAGTGTTCAAGACCCTTCCGGAATGGATGCGGGAGCGGTTGGAACAATGTAAGGAGTGGACATCTCCTGTAACGATAAAGCCCGAAGCTGAACCGGCTCCGGAGGCTGAAACCGATTCAGATATCCCCTTCTGACCCATGAAATCCTCCTGCTTTGTCCTGGACATCGAGACAGCCCCGCTTTCGCTCTGCGAGCTAAAGGACATCATACCGCCCTTTGACCCGGAAGCGGTCAAGACCGGCAACATCAAGGACGCCGACAAGATAGCCGAGAAGATCCGCCAAGCCGAATCCGACTACATCATGGACACTCTGGAGCGAGCTGCTCTTGGAGCCCACACCGGCCAGGTGCTCGTTATCGGACTCAAGGACGCCTTCACCGGAGAGACGGAAATCGTTGGGCAGGAAGACCCGGCCTCCGCGACGGTGGACGACGAGGCAGCGGTCATCCGCTGGCTCTGGAACCGGCTCGACGCCATTGCCATCACAAGCACCGTCCCGCCCATACTTGTCGGCTTCAACACCCACAAGTTTGACCTCCCCTTCCTTGTCCGAAGAAGCTGGAAGCTTGGGCTTCATGTCCCGCCGTGGCTCCGGCGCGGTCGCTACTGGGGCGAACAGTGCTACGACCTGATGGAGGCGTGGCAGCTTGGGGACTGGAAGGAGCTGATCAGCCTGGACTCGCTCTGCAAGCACCTGGGGCTGGGTGGCAAGAACGGCAGCGGGAAGGAGTTCGCCGCGCTCTGGAGGAGCGACAACGCACGGGCGCGGGCCTATCTGGAGCGCGACCTCTACCTCACACAGCAGGCAGCGATTCGCCTGGGCGTCATTCAGGAATGGATGGTGAAGAAGTGAACTCGCGCAAGAAGGGCAAGGTCGGTGAGTTGGAATGGAAGGACGTGCTCAAGGCCAACGGCTACGAGGCCCGTCGCGGCCAGCAGTTCAGCGGCAGCAAGGACAGCCCTGATATCGTTTGCGAGGCGCTGGGAGCCTTCCATCATGAGGTGAAACGGGTGCAAGCCCTCAACATCGAAGCCGCCATGGCGCAAGCCCGCCGGGACGCCGGTGGCAAGCTCCCCCTCGTCGCCCACCGGCGCAACCACTCGGAATGGCTGGTGACCATGCCCGCCAGCGCCTTCTTTGAGATCCTCAAGAAAGGGGGCTCATGGACAACATGACACCGGAGGAAGAAGCTGAATGGCTTTATCGTTACACGGAACGCCTCGGCATGATGTGCGAGGACAAGATGCCGCTGGAGTCACAAATGGTCATAGCCGCCAGGGAAGCTGACGCCGCGCTCCTTGAGTTCCGACTCGCCAGACTCAGGAAGGCGGAGCGATGAAGCCCAAGCCCTGGCAGGATGAGCGGGAAACCCGCTTCGCCAAAGCCTACTGGGCGTTCCTGCTGGGCTACGACACCGAGCCCAACGCCGTCGCCCATGGCCTGACCGAAGCCAACGCCCAAGCCCTGATACGGCAGTGCCTGGCCGAAGCCCAATACCAACGCAAAAAACAACCGGAGCAAACCCCATGTCCGAAACCACCGCAACTAAAGCTGTCAAAGGAGCCCGCGGCAGATTCCGCACCCGGGCCGAACTCGTCCTTGCCATTGACCGGATTACCTCCGGCCTCTCCTCCTACCTCTCCCTAGCCAACCGGCTGGAGGCGCAGAGGAAGGATATCAACATCTGGCTGTCGCAAAACACGAACCTCGCCGTGGGTTTTGCGGACTATGACCCCAAGGTGGATTTCTACCGCAAGCAATACCACCTGGCCCGGGAGCTTGAGGAGAAGGAGAAGGCCGCTCTCCACCACTGCGCGTGGCACAGGGGCAGGCTCGGGAGCCTGAAGGCCAAGCTCGCCGAGTTTGACACGGAGCCGATGTTCTTCGTCGATGGGAGCGTCCAGAAATGAATGCGCCCTCCAAGTTTAGGTGCGTGTTAGCCGACCCGCCGTGGCAACTAACGATGCGCGGAAAACGCAACCGAGCCAAAGAGCCAAACTTACCCGACTCGTTGCCATATCCGACTATGAGCCTGAACCAAGTTTGCGCGTTGCCAATAGGCGAACTCTGCTCCGATGACTGCCATTTGTGGCTATGGACAACTAACCAGCATTTGCGCGACGGATTCCGCGTAATGGAGGCGTGGGGATTTAAATATCTTGCGCCTGTCCATTGGATTAAGCCGAGCGGGGTCGGGAACTGGTTTATTCATCGCACCCAAACCATCCTGTTTGGATACCGCGCAACCTGTCGCTTTGAACGCGCCCGCTACCAGCCGAACATTATAACTACCAAAGGCCCGAAACGGCACAGCGAAAAACCCGATGAAGCATACACGCTGATCGAATCCGTGAGCTGCGAGCCGCGCCTTGAAATGTTCGCTCGCCGGAAGCGCCATGGATGGCAGTCGTGGGGCAATGAAGTGACCAACGACGTAACACTCTGACGCAAATAAGACATGACCACTGAAACCTACATCACCCGCGCCCGGGAACTCGGCGTTGACCGGGGCTGCTTCTCGGAAGATCGCCAGTTCGACTACTGGGAGCTGACCACCTTGGGCACCTGCAAACAGCGCAAGGAGAACCAGACAAAGAACGTTACTTTGAAAATCAGCGCCAAAAGCCTAGGGCTCACCATCGAGGACTTGAGCCACTTCAAAGGAAGGCCATGACCGTTCTTGAAGCATTCATGCTCGCAGGCAAGCGCCTGGGCGAGTCGCCCGCGCAAGTGGAGGCCAAGCTCAAGGACGCCAAAGCCAAGAACCCGCAAATCGCCGCCCTCTCCATGCAGAAGGAGCTGAACGACGAAGTGGCGATGGCGCTCGTGGACATGTGCGTCAAGATGGCGGTGACGCAGGACAACGGATTTGGGAGGAACTAAGTTGACATAGCTAACTAAAGAGCTTATTGTGTGGTTATGGTTATGACCCCATATCAGCAGAAGGTGCTGGAGCAAGCTGACCACGACGCCATCGCAGAAGACACCGACACGACTACGATTCTACTGCGGCACATCGAAAAGCGGGATGAGTTGCTGCTGGAACTATGTGCTCAAGTTTCACCAGTAACGGCAAATAGACTGCGCGCCATTCTGGAGGGTGGAGAATGAACGACGAACTACAAACCGGAGCGGCTTACTTCAGGCATCCGCATGAGTTGGACGCGTTGCGAACGATGGCTCACATCCAACGCGCCGAGCTAATCGGATTGCGGATGGTAAACGAACAACTCCGCCAAGAACGTGACGCTTTGAAAGTTGAATACGAATCCCGCGCTATTTGGATTGCGGAGATGAACAAGATTCTCGGCTATGACAATACAGATGGGATGCATAGCGAACCAACTCCATTCGAGATTGCAAAGCAACTCCGCCAGAGGGTGAAGGAGCTTGGCGAGGAAATCCAGCACAACTACGAGATGAGCCTGGACTACATGCGCGAGAGGGATGCTGCGAGAGAGAAGATTAAGGAGTTGGAGTCGGGCGAGGTCTACAGCAAGCACGCCGACGAATCTTTGGTTTGGACGACCGCGAATGCGAACCTCACCTCTGCGAACATCGCCTTAGAGAAGAGGGTGAAGGAGTTGGAGGTTGAGCTTGAACGCGCAACGCACGACCGCAACAAGCAACACGTAGTCACGGCACAGAAGTATGAATCAACCATCCAGCAACTCACCGCCATGCTGAAGAAGGTGACTTGCCGTGGATTTGACGGGCCGTGGTATTGCACGCCGGATGACCCGTGCGTTAGTTGCCAGTTCCACAAGTGGCAAGAAGGACAAACAAAATGAACCTAATGAAGCCGAGAAGGATTTGGGTGAACGAATTCAAAAGCGGAATGAGCGACATCTGGCATTACGAGAGCCCGGAGAAAGCAATCGCTCAGGCAAGGCGTGATGGAGAAATCGGGGAGTCATACGTGCGAACTGTCCAATTCATCGAAGTCCTCCCCAAGAAGGAAGCGAAGGTGAAGAAGTGAGAAAGCATCTATACGAAATCCGCGGTTCCAGCCCAAAAGCCGACGGGCGTTACCGGCTCAACCACTCGTTTTCCGTGGTGGCCACAAGCGCAAGCGAGGCCCTGGCCATGGTTGAGACGCACATTCCTGGCATCGAGGTCCACGCCCTGACTCATCGACACGTTTTTAACGAGCGAGTCCACCTGCTGCTGGGCGGCGTATCGCATACAGAGGGAGACGAGCCGTGAGAAAGCCCCGCCGCGTCTGGATCAACCTCTACTGGGGATATGGCTCCTGTGACCCTGGCAAATGCTACCTGACCAAGAAGGCCGCAGAAGACGGAGCCTTGAGCATGAGCGGACGGGAAGGCCCGCTTGAGTTCGTTATTGTGCCAAAGAAGAAAGGCAAGGTGAAGAAGTGAACCTCTCCATCCCCCTCATCCCCCAGGGCACCCTCGCCCGACTCGCAGGCTGCCGCCAGACGCCCGAGATGAACGGCGCAGTCGTCGAGGTGATGAACGGCCCGGTCCTGACCGTGGCGATGGGGCCAAACGGCGTGGACACGGAGGAGATGCGCTACGCGGTCAGGACGGTCAAGCCGCCGGTGGAGGTCGCGTGGGTGCGACCGGACAACCTCCGCACCGTGGCGGGCAACCACAAATTCCCGCTGCCGAAGGTGTGATTTTTGTTGCGCGCCACCACGAAGCCCCTTAGTGTAATTGCACATGAAGAAGACACCACGCGAAATCACCATCCGCCCGGTCATGAACGGCTACGTCGTCCGGGTTGGGTGCCAGGAGCTGGCCTTTAGCTGCGGGCCGCAAACGCTGGCGTCCGAGCTGGCCAAATATCTGGAAGACCCGGAAGGGGTGGAGAAGCAGTATTGGAAAGAGGCGTTACACGACGACCGGAAGCAGGAACGCAACACGCCCCAGGCAGAACGCTCTGTTGCGCCAAGTCCGGTTGGTACCTGCGTTGCAGAGCCAAGGCCGTTTTGATTCATGGCCGGTGTGCGCAAGGATGCGCTGCCCTGTCCAAGGCTCGCAACCTTGCAGGGTGTGGCAGGTTCGATTCCTGCACCGGCCTCCAATTTTGCCCGTGGTGTTCGCAACCCAGTCTTGCCGGACTGGGGACTTGGTTTGGCAGCCAATTTTCGCGAACAACGAAGGCAAGCTGCCGGGCCTCCAGCGGCAGAGAGCGGTGCAAGTCCGCACTGGGACAATTTGAAGCTGACGGTGGCTGGGCGGATAGCGTTTGCGGTGCGTGTAATGACGTAATGTGCGCAGTCGTCCACCAAAAAGACACCGGCAGCGAAACCGCTTTAATTTATGCCAAAGACCTACAACGCCGATTACTTCATCAAGAAATTCAAGGCCATTCCGGCCAAGCTGTGGTGCGAGGGCGATTACACGGACGGCGACCGGCACTGCGCCTTGGGACACTGCGGAACCCAATCGGGAGAGCTAAAGGACAAGCACACGCCGGAGGGACGTGAGCTGTGGCGGATTATTGGGCGAGTTACCGAAAACCAGACCTGGAACCCTGCCGCTTTGGTAAACGATGGGTGCTGTGATGACTATAAGCAAAAGTCCCCCAAGGCGCGCATCCTCGCCGCCTTGAAGGACGCCAAGGAGCAGGGGCTGTGACCTCCCTAGCCCAACTCGCCCTGGCCCTGGGCCTTTCCATCGCAGCCATGGTCATCGCCGATGGGTGCAACCACCTCAACCACGCCAAAGCCCGCGCCATTGAGGCGGGGATTCCGGCACAACAGCAAAGGAGCAAATGAGCAACGGCGATCAACCGGCGTTCCCTATCGTCGCCGCCACAGGCGACCCCCGCGATGGTGTCTACTGCGCGAACGGCTTCACCAAGCGCGAGGTCATGGCCAAGGACATCCTCTCCGGCATGCTGGCCAGTGAGCACTGGGCGCAGAACGCGGACGGAGGAGACCGCAACCGAGCCTTCCGAGCCGCCGCCGCCGATGTCGCCGTCCTGATGGCTGATGCGCTGCTGAAGGCGCTGGAGAAGGAGGCCAAATGAGCGCCATCCCAATCGGCACATTCCTGGTCGGCACCAAGGTCGAAAAGGTCGGCGGCGATTACACCTTCCAAGGCACCGTTGTTGCCGTGTTCACCAAGCTCTCCGGGGCAGTGCGCTACGTGGTCGAGGACGACCGCGGCTGCCTCCACGTCTACAGCCAGAAGAACCTCGCCCAAATGCCGCCATGACCCTCTCCCACATGACCCAGACCGAGGCCGTCGCGCTGCAATGAACTTCCCCTTCCCCATCCGCATTGGCATCGTTGGCTCCCGCTCCTTCGCTGATGCCGCCCTGCTCGCCAGCGTCATGGAGGACTACACGCGCTACAACGCCCTTCCAAACCTGATCGTCAGCGGCGGGGCCAGGGGCGCTGACACCCTCGCCCTTGCCTGGGCGACCGCCCAAGGCATCCCGACACTGGTGCTGCCCCCGGACACCGCCCGGTTTGGTAAGAGGGCGTTCTTCATCCGCAACTGCGCCATTGTCCGCTATTCCACCCTCCTCATCGCCTTCTGGGATGGGGAAAGCAAAGGAACTAAGTTCACCCTCGCCGAGGCGAAGCGGCAGGGGGTGCAAGCGATGGTGGTGAGGGTGTGAGCGAGGAGCTTCTTCAGCGCATCGCCGATCTGGAGGCCAGGGTCGCCGCCCTTGAGGGCAACGGGCCAAAGACGCCCAGGTGGACAATCCCCACCATCGAAATTGTCCACACCCTGTTCGTTAAAGCCGGGAGCAGCTTTGCTGAAGCGGATCGCTTCTTCAACTACTACATGGCCAACGGGTGGATGGTGGGCAAGAACCGCATGAAGTCCCTGCCCCATGCTGTCGCCCACTGGTTGGGGAGGGCTCCTTTGGCGACTTCCTCACCCGGGCCAAAGAAACCCTCCGTCTGGGAGCTTAAGACGCAGCTGGAGGCCATCCAAAGCCAGATGGCGGAACTCAAGGACAAGCACACAGAGCCGGGGGCCTTTGGCGGGTGGCTGGGGGGCTCTGGGGAGGGGAGTCCCTGGAGCCAATACCAGAACCTCAAGGGGAGGGCGGAGAATTTGAAAAAAAAGCTCACAGAGTTGTTGACGTAGGGGAATAGGAGAGCGATAACGATAGCGCGATGTCGGAATCCAATTTGACCCCAAAGAGCACCGGACCTGCCCCGGCTTTGGTTTTCCGCGACCGGCATCGCAACCCCAGCGGAACGACAGTGGTCGGCAGCTCTTTTTCCCAAGGACGTAACGCATCCTTGGCCTCGGGGGTAATTCCGGTTGAACCGGAGCTTCCATGGAGCCTGCTTGGTCACGGGCAGGGCGTAAAGCGCCTCGCGGCGACTACACCATCGTCTCCGAATCAGTCGGAGAGGGTGCCGCAGGTATAAACAGGGCAGGGGGTGAGCCCCCTGGAACAGCGGAAACGCTGTGGCTCCACTGGTCCGTTATGAGCGGTTTGTGGCCTCAAGGCCAAGCTTCCCGCAAGGACCGTGGTATCAACCGCATACAGTCCCGTAAGACCAGAAGGGCAATTCCTCAAGGGATGCCACCAGTGCCAACCGTAACGGGTTGGTACAAGGTGGCTTCCGCCCAGAGCCCAGCACCAAAAAGGCTATTCCCCAATCCCAAGGCCGGACAGGGGCAAGGAGCCAAGGAAGCGAAGGAGGGTACAGGGAACCAATCAACGAACGCATGAGCACCTATAGCGAACTACTCCGTGACCCAAGATGGCAACGCCGCCGCAACGAAATCCTCATCCTTGACGACTACGCCTGTGTCCTGTGCGGAAACGCCCAAGACAACCTTCAAGTCCACCACTGCCGCTATCGCAAAGGGGCGTCGCCCTGGGACTACCCGGACCATGAGCTAATCACCACCTGCGAGCCCTGCCACCAGAAGCTCTCCGGCAAGATTGAGAGAAAAGTAGCGCAGGTTGTTGTTGGCAATGTGATTGCAGTAACAAAGAAGGAAGCTGAGTCGTTTTGGGCGCAGATGCGTAGGGATTTAGCGAGCCAGGGGTGAGGCCCTTTTGAGCAAATTTTGCGAGGGCTTCCATCCCCACGAAGCCAAACCCGGCGACAGGGCCTCAACCCCCTCCCCCCGTTAACGATAACGCTACGTTAACGCCGTTATAGTAAAGCTCGCCAAGTGCACCGGGGCATGGCGCAAGAGGGCGATCAAGGGATCTACCCTGGGCGCATTTGTTGCGCACAAGGTTGCTTATGCCGCAATGAGGCTAATCGGGCGCTTGGGAAGGGGGCAAGGAGGCGTCAGGCGAAGGCGAAGGGGGCACTGTGACGCATGAGCCAGGGGGCAGGCGAAGGATGGATGGGTCCGGGGGCGAAGAGAGGAGAGCGGCAAGGGCAGAGGCGGCGGGAGCAATGGCAGGGGCAAGCGTTTGGTTGGCTTCGCTCATCAGCTCGGTCCGTTTTGAGAGCACTATTCCAAGCCCAAGGGGCAGAGTAGCAGGGTTTAACGCGCCCTCGTCGATTGCGTTTTCGTAGGCCGCAAAGCCCTTGTCGGCAATTCGCTCTAATCGCTCTGCCATGCGTCGCGCAAACGGCCCTTGGGGCGCTGGCTCGTCTGCCAATTGCACGCCCACACGCTCCAATTCCCGCAAGGCAATTGCCCCTTGGCGTTGGGGGCCGTGGTGATTCGCCATGCTTGGCTTTGGCGCACCGGCCCCTTCTGGCCTATCCCTCACCGGCACTGCGCGTCTGTTCGCCATGCCCCCGTTGTCGCTTGGCCGTAGGCCGTCGTCAAGCTTGCGCTGAAAGGGCACATGGCAAGAATTGCCTAGCTACTCAAGGCGCATGCCAAGGCACTAGCGCAAAACGCTATTTGTCGCATTAGTTCACTAATCGGCTTGCTGGCATGTTTCTTGAGTAGCGGCCCGCCCCATGGCTTTGGGTAAAGGGGCAAAAGCGGCTGTTACTTTAACAGTTAGTTTCCCCTAAGGCAAAAGCTCCTGTTTCCGTTGTAACACGTTGCCACTAGCCAAGTAGCAAAATCGTTAGCGTTGGCGTTATAAAGTGGCCCGGTATCGCCTATCGAAACGAAGGCCCGATGCCTTGGCGGCCCCTTGGCGGCACGGCAAAGGGCATGCGAAAAGGTCCGGTTTAACGTTAACGTGACGACACACAAATGTAACACTCAAAAAGCGGCTTAGTGGCAATTCGGCACGGGCGCTGCTAGGGCAATTTCCCGTTAACGCTACCGGGAAATCTTGCGCTACCGTCACTTTTTCCTTCACAAAGCCGCTCAGTTAGCCGATGCTCTCTCTTGTCGGGAGCGCGTGCGACAACTTCGCGCAATGCGGCCATGCGCTCCCGACGACACAAAACCTATGAACAAAAACCTCCCGTGGCACGAATTGCTCGCGCTCCTTATCAGTAAGCAGGCCGCAACGAAGATTCTCCTCTGGGGACCGCCGGACACGGGCAAAACGACATCGGCGGTTCGCTTGGCCAAGAGCAGCGGCAAGGCGCTCTTCCGGCTCCAATGCTCATGTGAGCAAGGGATCGAGGATCTCTTAGGCAGCATGACCCTCAAGCAAGGCGAAACGCAATTCGCCCCAGGCCCCATTCCCCGGGCACTCGCCTCTGGCGGTGTGCTGTGCCTTGACGAATTCGACTTGCGCAACCCCGCGCATGACTCGATCTACCACTCCATCCTCGATAACGCAGAGCTTGCGTCCGTCACCTTGCCGACGGGCGAAGTGATCGATAGCAAACCCGGCACAATGGTGATCGCCACCATGAACGGAACACCGGAAGACTTGACCCCTGCCCTCCTCCGCCGTTTCGACGTGCTGATCCATGTCCCCTCTCCCCATCCAGACGCCTTGTGTGGCGTGCCGGAAAACCATAAGCGCGCATTGCTCCAATGGAGCGCAAGCGCCAAGGTTCCGGATTACGCTGGCCCGCGCTCCGTTTCGGCAATGCGCTCCTTCTCTCGCCTTGTGTCCGCTGGTGTCGATGAAGTCCAGGCGGCGTCGCTTATCTTCGGCGCAAAGCAGGGGCGTGAAGTTCTCGCCGTTTTGGCTCAAAACGCCTAACCACGCCGTCACTATGAAAGCCAAAAAACCAGTCAACACAACGGCCAGCCGTGACTCATTCGGGGTTGCGGCTGACCTTTTTCCCGGGCGCGTAGCAACGCCAATCACAGTTACCACGGGCGCAGCTCACAATGGCAGCGCCGGAAGCGTGCAATTCGCTCCGGATGGCAGCGCCGTTGTGGATATTCCCCCGGCGCTCACAGCGTACGGGCGAATGGTGCGCATGCATGAGGCGGATCACGTTATGTTAACGCCGTCTCGCGTGACCAAAACGGGCAAGGTCAAGCTGCCCGCTTGGCTACCCAAGGACATTCATCCGGCGCTTGTGCCGCACGTTGCCAATGCAGCAGAAGACATGCGCATTAGCCTCATTCCTAATTGGGAGAAGCGTGGACGGCTCGCTTCGCGTGATGCCGTCACTGCCGCATTGCGTGACTTGCGCGGCACGATCCGCGCACAGCGGCGCATTGCCTCAATGACTCCGGAGCAACTGAACGCAATTGGCGAAGCGGGCCTAGCGGCAAGGCAGAACGTCGGCGTTGTGTCCTGTTGCCGGGCCATGGCACTGCTATCTGCAACGGGGGGCAGTAGCCGTTTCGCGAGCGCTGTTGTTAGAACAGCATTCATGGCGCTTGGCGTAAGTGAATATGGCGACGCAGGCTTTGGCCGGTGCCTCAAGCTTGCGCGTGATGCCGCTAAACGCCCGGCGATCATGGTCAACCTTGCTGCATGCATTGCAGGCATGATGACGATCCCTCCCACGCCTAAAGCTCCCGGGAGCGAGGAAAGCACAGGGGGCACGCGCACGGGCAACGAACAACCGACGGAAGATCCGGGCGATCCGGATTTCGCTACGGGGAACATCCCACAGTTGGTCCACGCTCCGCTCACCCGCCCTTGTGACGGCATAGGAACCAAGCGGAGGAGCGCTGCAAGCGGCAGCGCAGTCAATCGGCGCGTGCTGGCAACGGCGCTCGTTAATCCAAGCGCCCGGCCATTTGTGCGCCGGGAGCGAGCGCAGTACCGTGGCCATGGAAGCTATATGTTTGACGCCTCCGGGAGCATGGGTGTTTCGGCGGAGCGCCTGATCGAGGTGGCGAGCGCATGCCCGGGGGCAACCATGGCCTACTACTCCGGAGACGGCGGCAAGGGGCAGATCGTGGTATTCGCCCAAGGGGGGCGACGCATGGCAGGCATGCCGGAACACCTAAAGCCTGCTGAAGGAAACTGGTGTGATCTGGAAGCTGTGCGATGGCTGCTTAAGCAACGGGGGCCAAGGTTCCTAGTCTCCGATCTAGGCTTCTGTGGCGAGTCGTCACAAGCGACAAGCGCGGCGTTTGCCCTTCTGCGCCGGGCAACGGCAAGCGGACAGCTTGCCGTAATACCGTCGTATCGCGTGCTCGCCCGGGAGCTTGGGCTAGACAAGGGCAAGAGCGAATAGGGCAAGCGGACAAAGAAACACGGGCCCCGGGGGCGAAGGCTTCCGGGGCCCTTTTCGCGTACATAGCGCAGGCGCGCACTGGCGATCCACGTTAACGTTAACGCATTCGCCAGCGCCAAAAGGCGACGTTCACAAATGCCCTAGGACGCGTTTTGATTGCCTGTCCGCTATCGAGGGGACGCCCCCGAAACAGGCAAGCTTGCCGTTCCCCAAGGGCAAGCGGGGGCGGGGGCGAAAAGGGAAGGGGCGCAAC